ATTAACCAGGACGCCGAAGTGCAGATCCTGGGCTGGGCCGGCAACCTGACTTGCTCGGGGCCGCAGTACATGGGTCGTCTGATCACTCCGTAAGGACTGATTGGCTCAGCCGGCCCCTCGGGGCCGGCTCCTCTAGGGAGATTTTCATGCCTTTCTCTTATGCAACAGACGGCGCGATCGCAACGCGGCAGGGTGGTAATGACATCGCTGGTGCTAGTACTGGTATCGGCTTTGGCGCGAATAGGAGCGGCGCTGATCCGGGCAACTTTACGGTTTCTACAGCCGACGTGGTCTGCAACCACATTGGAGACGGTGCGCTGGCAACCTCGGCGTCCAACACGGGTAACGTCATCCAGGAGCCGCTGACTATCACGGCTGGATCGGGATACACCAACGGCACGTATCGCATTCAGTCCAACAACAGTGGTGGACAGGGTGCCGGCGCGGGCGAAATCGAAATCACCATTTCTGGTGGCGCCGTGACCGCAGCGCGCGTCGTCCGGCCGGGACAAGGATTCACCAGCGCCCCCACCTTCACGGTGGCCAACGCGGTCAATATTGACACGGGTGCTGGCCCCGGCGCAGGCACGCTCGGTGCCGTGACTTGCACAGTCGCCACCGGCAGTCGCGTCAATTCCCTCGGTGCAGCACATGGCACGAACAAAGGTATCCGCAATTACGCTGCCTCTGGTAGCGTCAATAACGGGTCTGCTGTCTCTGCCACGTACCTGAACCGTTCCGGGCGCACTATGGTCTCAGGTGATGAGGCTTGGTGCGTCGCTCCGTAACCTGAAAGGTTCCCATGGAAGAGCTCGACTACGACTACACAATTCATCAGCGTGAGAAGGAAGCGGATAAGGCCCTGGCCGTTCGCTTCTTCATCATGCCCCTCCAAAATGAGCACAAGTCTCAGCAGGAGGGACGCCCCATCTTTGATGACACGGAGATGGTCGAAATTCGAGCTCGTGGCGATCGCACCAGTGTTATTTCTCGCCCTGTTCGTGACACGGACAAGGTACGCTTCCGTGAGGCGTACCTTGCCTTTAAGGACGGCAACAAGGTGCTGGAGTCAGGCACCCCGTTGAAGGAGTGGCCCCTCATTTCGGCCTCTCGTTGCGAAGAGTTGAAGTACCTGGGCTTTGTGACTGTGGAGCAGTTGGCTGACGCGTCGGACGCTGTGTGCTCCAACATCTCAACTCTGACTACGCTGAAGCAGAAGGCAAAGGCGTTCTTGGAGTATGCCAAGGGCATTTCTCCAATGGAGCGACTACAGGAAGAGATCAACGCTGAGCGCTCGCGTGCTGAAGCTGCGGAGGCTCAGATCAAAGACTTGGCGGCTCGGTTGGCGAAGCTGGAGGCTGCTAAGGAGGGATCGGCAGTGGCCGCGAAGCCGGCTGCCCGTGTCGCCGCTGCTGCATGAGGTAGCGTATGGCGGACATTAACCGCTATGAGACCATCAACGACCTCGTGATTTCGGTCATGCGGTCGTTGGGGCTTACCCCTCCCATATCTGTTATTGGCAGCTCTGATAAGACAGCGACGCAGCTAGTCGCTCTGTCTAAGGACGTCGGCCAGAGTTTGCTCACAGAGCACGACTGGCAGATTATGGGTGGTGATTTTCAAATCACTACGAATGGGGGCACGACATATGCTCTGCCCACGGACTTTGACAAGTTCATTCCTGACGCTGCGTGGAACTACACCACGGATAATCCCGCGCTTGGTTCGTTAAGCGAATTCGAGTGGCAGCCGATAAAGGCACGCAACCTCGGTGGCACTACATTTGCGATGCTGTTCCGTGTGTCTGGCGACGAGGTGGAGTTTCACGAAGCCACCACGGGCCAGCAGATTATCCTGCCCTACCAGACTCGTGGGTGGGTGCGCGCAGCCAACGGAACACGTCGGGACGCCCCGCAGCAGAACGATGACGTAGTGCTGTATGACCCCGCCCTATTCCGTGCTGCCCTGCGGCTGGCTTGGCTAGAGGCCAAGGAATTCAATACTACGCGAGCAGAACGCACCTACCGAACGGCGCTGGGAGCAGCCAAGGCCAAGGACTCTCCTGGTCGCACAATGAGGCTTATTCCCTCTGCTCAATATCCGTTCCTGGGTGTTCTCAACATTCCGGATACTGGATATGGCTCAGCCTGATCCTGCGACCCTAATTGGTCGGCGACAAGTAGCTACCCGCCCCGCCCCTATCGGCGGGTATAACGGAGCCTCCGGCATCGCTGTGATGCCGGAGTCTGATGCTGTCAATTTGGTCAATTGGATTCCTGACACTTTTGGTGTTCGGTGTCGCAAGGGCTATCGGGAGTGGGCCATTAACTTCCCCGGTGGGGCAGCGGTCAAGTCCCTGCTGACTTACTTGCCAGCGACGGCTACCTTTCCGGGCGGGGCATTTCTCACGGTTCCCAACTCTCTCCCGGGCAAGACGTTTGCGGCCACAGACACAGCTATCTACGAGATCACCAGTTCCACGAGCGCCCCCGCGTCCTCTAAGGTGCTGAGCGGAGCGACCGATGCGGGGTGGCTGGCGAGCACTATGTTCGCCAACACGTCTGGTTCGTACCTTGCCGTAACGTCAGAAGCAGATGGATACTTCTACTATAACGGAACGGCTTGGACAACCCCGACCCTTACGGGTGTATCTGCATCTGCTCTAGTTTATGTCACTTCCTGGAAGCGTAGGCTCCTCTTTGTGGAGCGGAACACGACCAACCTGTGGTATCTGGCTGCGGATGCTATTGCAGGCACAGCGACCAAGTTTGACCTCGGCCCCCTGTTCCCCAATGGCGGCTCGTTATCTTTCTTGACTTCGTGGACGATAGATGCGGGCGAGGGCATTGATGACTACCTTGTGGCAGTCAGCAGTGCAGGTGACGTCATAGTCTACAAGGGCACCGATCCCGCGTCGGCTACAGACTTTAGCCTTGCGGGTCGTTGGTTCATTGGACAAATTCCGGTTGGCCGGCGTGGATACATGCAGTATGGAGGAGATCTCCTACTGTTGTCCACGCAGGGTGTCTTCCCACTTAGCGTGCTTTCTTCGCAGGGGGCCGCACGGATGCTAGGGGAGCAGAATGAGTACAGCAAGCTCGTCCGCTACCCATTGGGCAAGGATCTTCAGGCCACATTCACCCAGCGTGGCTGGGAGATGATGCAGCATCCAGGCGAGCGCGTTCTCATTATCAACGTCCCTAACTACTCAGGGGCTACGAATAAGCAGTATGCGATGGCGACATCGCTGAATAGGTGGTGTTTGTTCTCGGGTATCCCGATTAGCTGTATGGGGTTCAACTCTGGCTATATGCTGGCGGGAACCTCAGACGGTCGCGTGCTCCTCGTTCTTGTCGGCTACTTCGACGCGGTGGACTATGGAGAGTCGCAGGGTACGGGCATTTCTGGGGCCATCACCCCCGCATTCAGCTACTTCGGATCCGCTGCGCAGGAGAAGTCCTTCCTACTGGTGCGCCCCAACTTTCTGTCATCGGACACACCCTCTGTATTGGTGGATGTTTCGGTCAACTTCTCCACTACGCCACCCACCGGGACTCCTACTTACGCGGCCAGCACGGCTTCTCTGTGGGACACCGCAACGTGGGACACGGGCATCTGGGCGGGAGCACAGAGGGCGTATGCTGAATGGGCAGGCGTGGGGGCTGTGGGCGTCAGCGGCACGGCCAACCTCTCTACGATCTGTGTAGCCGACACGGTGTTGACCTCTATCGACTACGTTTATGCAGTGGGCGGGCCGCTATGATCGTATCCACCCCACGGGAGGCGTTGTGGGCGTGGATCAATGAAAGAATTGGCACCCCCTGGAGCGAGGATTTCAGAGCCATTGGCCTTGTTCGCGGGGGTTGTCTTGTTGCGGTAATTGCGTATAATGGCTTCGTAGGACGCTCGTGCTGTATGCACTCTGCCATCGATGATCCTAAAGCGATCAATCGAACATTCCTTAGAGCGATCTTCGAGTACCCGTTCGTTCAGTGCAAGTTGACCCACGTTATCGCGATAGTCAGCGCGAATAATGACAGGGCCATGAGTATAGATAAACGACTTGGGTTCGAGGAGTTTGCGTCTCTAAGCGGAGCCGGCCTCGAAGGAGAGGATCTTGTTCTTCTTCAGATGGAGCGGTCAAAGTGTCAATGGCTAGAGGACAGTAAGCATGGGAAAGAAGTCCACACCCCCGGCCCCGGACTACGCAGCGGCGGCAGAGAAGCAGGGCGAAGCGAGCAAAGACCTCACCACTGCGCAGACCTGGGCTAATCGGCCCACGCTGTCTACTCCGTGGGGGTCGCAGAGCTGGCAGGCGTATCAGGGGGTGGACCCCGGCACTGGTGATCCTGTCACTAAGTGGACGTCTGACATCAAGCTATCTCCGCAGCAGCAAGCTGCGCTAGATTCGCAGATGCGGGTGCAGACGGGGCGCAGCATGGGTGCGGAAGCCATGTTGCAGAACGCACTGTCGGGCTTTGGCGTTACGCTAGATCCCTCCTCGTACAGTGTCAGCAGCTCTACGCAATCTGGCACGCGTCCGGCGGGCGGCAAGTCCCCTTCTGGTGGCAAGAACCCGCCCTCCCCTGCGACCCCTAACACGGGAACGACGAGCCGTGTTGGGTCTGCCGCGCCCATTGACTACTCTGGGATTACGGCTGAGGGCTCGGAAGTCACGGCCCCGCAGTACCAGACTAGTTTCGCAGATGTGGGGGGTCCTCAGCGCTCGCTAGGTGACGCGGGTGCCATCCAACGTCAGCTTGCCAACACGGCAGGGGGCTGGAGACAGGCGGGGCAGGATGCCGCCCTAGCCTTCCAGCAGCCGTTGCATGAACAGCAGCAGGCAGCTCTCGAGACCCGACTGGCGAACATGGGACTTACCCGTGGCAGCGAGGCGTGGAAGAACGAGATGCGTAACCAGCAGGACCAGTTTACGCGCAACAATCTGCAAGCCTTCCAGTCTGGGCAGAACGAGGCCAATCTGCTCTTTGGCATGGACACTGCACGGGGCCAGTTCGCCAATCAAGCTCAGCAGCAAGCCTACAACCAGATGATGGGTAGCGGGCAGTTCGCCAATCAAGCTCAGCAACAGGCGTACAATCAAGCGCAGGGGCGTGGGCAGTTCGCCAATGCGGCGATGGGTCAGCAACTTCAGGGTGACATTAACGCCAGCGGATACAACCAGACCCTGCGCCAGCAGCAGATTGCCGAGATGTTGCAGAAGCGCATTCAGCCCCTGAACGAGCTCAACGCCTTATTGACCGGACAACAGGTGGCTTCCCCGCAGATGCCAAACTTCTCAACAGCGTCGAAGGCAGAGACTCCGCAGTACCTGAATGCGGCCAACATGCAATATGACGCGGCGCTGGATGCGTTCAATGCCAAGCAGGCTGGCATCGGAGGCACGATGTCTGGCTTGTTCGGCCTTGGGTCGGCTGCGCTTGGCAACCCGCTTGGACTGAGCGGCCTGTTTAAGTTCTAGGAGAGTCAAATGGAAGACGTGCTGACCCCTGAAGAGTATGCGCTGCTGCTCAGTCTGGGTACAGACAATCAGCAGTTGTCTGACGCCATCAAGATGCAGATGCACCAAGCAGAGCAGCTTCGGGCAGAGGCCCCGCAGATGCGTCGGGCAGGCAGGGTGGTGATGGCCCCCACCGCAATGGAATTGCTGGGCGGGCTGGCGCAGAACAAGTCCTCCTACGACCTCCAGCGGGGCGCGCTGGAAAACCAGAAGCGCTCGGCCGCTACGACCAACCAACAGAATCAGATGATGATGCAGGCCCTGCTGCGGGGCCGGCAGCCGCAGCAGGCAGCTCCCACGCCGGCCCCCTATACGGGATGGCCGAATGCTACGGACAATAACGGAGCCTACTGATGGATCCCTACGCAATCACTCCTGAAGAGCAGCAAGCTATTCTTGCGGAGACGTTGCGTGGGCAACAGATGCTCCAACAGAATACGACAAATCAACAGAAGTACTCCAATCTGGCAGCCATCTCGCAGATGGCTAACAATCCTGGGGCGGCGAAAGCGGCGGAGATGGCAAATGTCCTTCGTCAAAAGCAGTACGGACTTAATCAGTTGGGCAATCAAGGATTTGCCCTTCCTGGATCGGGTGGCTTTGTCTCATCGCCAATGTTTCTACAAGAACAGGCGACGGCGCGGGCTCAGCAGCGTGGTCTTGCGGCGGATCGCCAAGCGGCGACGGTGGATCTTCAGGCTCAGCGACTTCAGGCGGCTAAAGAGCTTCAGAGAGAAAAGCTAGAGCAGATTGCGCGTGAGAAAGCGGCTGACCGCGCCCTGCGGGGCACCCTCGCAGCAATCGCGGCGGGGAACAAGGCCGATCGAGACGCAGATAAGACAGAGGCCAAGAAGCAAAAGGATCTTGAATCTGGCGTCGTCAACTTCTCTAAATCGGTCGAGAAGGCGGCGGCGGGCGAGTTTGACTCGTCCTTGGAGATCGTGGACTCCACACTGAAGGCATACAAGAAGGGGGAGCTTCCGGGCTATGGCAGGTTCGTGGGGGCGGTCCCCAATGCCATGCTAGATGATGAAGGTCAGGTGGTGCGGACTAACATGCAGCAGGCCGCGAACATTCTGCTGAAGGCGCGCAGTGGTGCCGCTGTGACTGACCCAGAAATGCGTCGCTTCTTGACGGAAGTGGGGTCGGGCGCAGGCATGTCTGAAGAGGCACTCCGTAACGGTTGGGACAATGTGTCCCGCACGTTTGGCGGGCGTGTGCGAAATCTACTTCTGCAAGCTAGCCCAGAGGTGTATGACACATACATCAAGCAGGGTGGCGCTGATCTGCGTAAACGAGTGATTAAGGATCCGAAGGATGCGCCCAACGCGGGCAAGGTAGATGCAACCGCCCCTGCGGGCGTTCCCCCTGAGCTGTGGAAGGTCATGACTCCTGAGGAGAAGAAGCTGTGGCAGAACTGACCCTAGAGCAGCAGCGAGCTTTGGCCCTAGCAGCGGCGCGGGCGCGGGCAGCTACCCCCGCCCCACAGGCCCCGCAGCAGGCCAGCCAAGAGCCGTCTGACGCGTCGCCGGTGCGTAGTGCGCTTGCCAGCGCCCTGCTGGCGGCGGGAGGTAAGTTCAAGTCGGCCCAAGGTGGAGCGCGTGAAGCAGCTTTGAAGGGTGCGATCGGCGTCAAGCAGTTGGTGGGTGCGGGGTCGGAGAACGATCAGCTTGTGCTGGACGAGCTGGAGAAGGAGGCCAAGGCCGATCCCAACAAGTTCACGCGAGGAGCGGCAGGGGCGGGCACGACCATGCTATCCCTAGCCATCCCCGGCAATGCTGCCTATCGTGGAACGCAAGCGATAGCCGGAGGTGGTCGGCTGGCGCAGGCGCTCGCAGGCGCTGTGTCAGGCGGGGCTACTGAGCTTGCGACCGCTGTTGGG